CTAAGACGTGACCGCGTTCAGTATAAGTGCAAAATTTCGGCTGTTCCCCCCTGCAGAAGATCCCGGTGCTTCACCGGCTCCAGCCGCTATTGCCAAAGCGGGGTACGCTGTGGCCCGCTCAACGGGGGTGGGTTCCGGCATTTCAAGGAAACGTTCTCGTGCTTGCTCTCCTATCAGCAGGTTGCCGATAGCATCATGACCCTGCGCAAGCAACGCCCTAACGACATCCTGGTCTGCCCATTGTTCTGGATTCGCTGACAGACCGAGATCAGCCGCATAGGCTGATGCATAGGCTCGCCCGAGATATCCTTGTGGACGCATATCAAATAGCCACCACGGCAGCCCGTCACTATGAAGACTTATATTGTCGGTCTGCACCATGACAAATCCCTCAGGATGAACCGGAATAAGCTCGCCAAGGGGTCTGATGCGTCCTTCATCAGTGATGCGGTAAATGGGAGCAGATCGGAATCCGCGAAAAACATCGCGTAGAACGTACTGAATAGATGGACCCGCTCCAATTCGAACAATGTCATCGCCAATATCTCTTATTGCGCGGGACAATGTTGGCTGGCTAATTGCCATCACTTCAATCAGTTGCCGAGCTTGCATCGGACCCTGGCTGAGTAATCGACGTATCGTTTCAGAGCGAGTGAGCATAAATTTGAATCGCTTTTTGAATAGGTATGTGAATAGATAAATGAATGCATACTCTATCACTTTTTCTACAACCCGTCACTCCAGAAGGACATAGCCCAACACCCTGCTCGGAGACTATCGTGATGTGATTAGTGCAACCCGGTTAACTAAATTCACCCATATCAATGGCAGGGCGGTAAGATCAGTCGGGCCTGGGGGTTTAATACAGGCGAATAGAGTCTACTGCCGGTGGCAATAGCATGACTGTTCCTGTGATCCAGTCACTGCGTCCGGGCGTGGAGGTAAACGGCCAGCGCGTGACAAAGGGGCAGCTGAACGGCGACACCATGACAATAACCTGGACGCCGCGAAACCGTATCACCGGCCAGCCGCTACAAAAAACACCGGTACAGCGGCAGGTTGAAAGCCATTACCCGGAGCTGGCCAGCGGCCTGCACCTGCCCAAAATGGCGCGCGTTGTTGCCCCGACTGAGGCGGTTAAAAGCGGAAACTTTGCTGACCCCTTCAGGCCGCGCTATGCCGTCGATCTGCAGCTGCTGGACGCTGACGGCAATCCGGACGGCAGTACGCCGGTTTATCCTGCTGTGCCGCTGCCCGTTCCGATGGCTGGTAATGATTCCGGCATGTTTCAGTTTCCGCCAGAGGGTACGCTCGTTGAGGTCGGTTTTACCGGCGGACGCCCGGAGAAGCCGTTTGTGCGCCAGACCATGCCGGGCGGGACCAGCCTGCCGGACGTGAAGCCGGGCGAACAGCTGCAGCAGCAGCGCGCGGAAGTATCACAGCGGGTAACACAGGCGGGAGACTGGGAGCGCCAGACCGATCAGGCTATACGTGAAACGTCCATGAGCCGGGAAGTTAAAGCCGATACGGAAACGCGTGATCTGGTCAGCAGGGAAACGACAGTCAAAGCCACGGACAGGACCACTGTGATCGGAACGGCGTCACTGATGGCCGGAGCAATTCAGCATGTGACGACAGGCAATTACAGCGTGGCCACGCAGCAGAGCCAGCTGATTACAGTGGGCGGCAATGCGGAAACAGACGTCACCGGCAGCGCTGCGATTAAAGTCGGTCAGGCACTGACTGAAAAAATCGGCCAGCTGCGCCAGAGCATTGCCGGAATGCGTCAGGAAATTATCGCGCCGGTTGTGTGGATTGGTTCAGAGAAGATTAACGTGGCCCAGCTAATGCTCGATACCGTGGCGCTTGTTCAGCAGCTGGCTGACCAGCTGGCCAGCCATACGCACCCGTCAACCGGCCAGCCCACGAACAGCAGCGATATCGCAAAGAGCAGCCAGCAGGCCGCCGCGCTCAGTACGAAATATTCACCCGTCATAGGCAAGTAAGCCAGCACACTAACCCGCTATCGCAGCGGGTTTTTTATTGCCCGTCACCAGAACGCCTCAGACGCACGATGCGCCACGCAAAGGCGCGCCCATCACGCACGACAACCATAAACAGATCATCCGCACAGCGCGGCCCTAGCTGCGCGTCAGCACGGCAAAATAATCGTCCGGCAGACAAAATCGGCGCTACACCGCACCCGCCTGCAGGTTTTGCATCATAAAAATTTTTCAGTTTTATTTTTTTACAAACAGCATGACCAGAGCGCATGGCTGCTGGCTTTCTGCCAGATTTCGCCAACTGAAAAGTGTGAAAAGAATTTCAGTACTTTTCAGTTTTCTGGATCTCGAATGGATCTCTTTTGTTTTTCATCTTATTGAATTTTATGGATATTAATAAGTTTACGTCATCTTCTGGATCTCAGCTTGAACGTGTTGCAAAATGAAATAAAACTCTAACAATGCAGACAGCTCAAGGGCTGCAGCAGATAAGATTCACAAGGAGGGACTGAAAAATATTGAAGGGAAATGTAGGCTCATTCAAAATTTAGTATAATTAAATATTTCAACCAATTGATTTATATTTTAAAAATCCTTTTGGAAACTATATGAATATTTTGACTCAGTATGGCAAAGAAATAATCTCGATATTAGTACCGCTGATTACATTTATATTGAATAACTTCTTCAAAGGAAGCGCAAAAGTATCAATAGGTGAATTGCATCAGTTCAGCTTTCTGATAGAAGAACCACTGAAAGATAGTGCTGGCGAAATAATAAAAGCTAAGCAAGTTGTCAATACAAAGTCTTACATTATAATGAATGAAGGAAGGGAAGCGGCCAAGAAATTAGAGTTGATTTTTAATTACAAAGATATGCATATGAATGTTTGGCCTGTCAAGCCGTATACAGAAAGCTATGATTATAACGGAAGGTATGTAGTTACTTTTGAATACATTGCACCTAAAGAAAATTTTAGATGCGAAGTTCTGTCGCTAAATACAGATTTGCCTGAGTTATTAACATGCAGAAGTGAACAAGGTATATCTAAGAGAATATTACTTTACCCTCAAAAAGTATTTAATAAATACCTTATTTGGTTTATACAAAGCTGCATATTTTTAGGTATGGCGACATTCGTCTACATTTTTATATTATTGCTACAATGGTTGATAACGAAAACAGGTTAAATAAATAATATACGCCATTGTAAAAACCCCGCATTGTTGCGGGGTTTTTTTTATCGTTTCTTCGGGGGTGGGACAAAATTTTGTGATTGATTACTCTGTTTTGGAGGCTGGTAACCATTGTTTTGATGCTCAGGTTTTTTAGGGGGCTGATAACCTTCATCAATGGGTTGCCATCCATCTTGATTGGTTTTGTTCTCTTTTGACATAAAACCTCCACTATTTTTGATTGTCTATGATGTGCAGCTTTATAAATTCAACACTTTCTATTTCATTAGTCAATATTAAAATTCCAAGAGTGTCTTTAAGTTGATGATCAAAATCTCCATTATCATCTAGTGCCCAGTGTTCCTCTAAATAAAGTTGCTCCGGTTCTGGGCTGCCTGAAGCAAATGAACTGAAGCCATATCTTCCACCGTACTTTTTTCCGTTTTTTAGAGTAACTAATACCCAGCAGGTTGGATTATTCGAAAAAAATGGTCCCATGGCCTGTTATCTGGATGAGGCAGATACTTTCTTATGAAATGTGCATGTCGAAGAAACCGTAATGAAACTGGTAGGAAAACAGGAACTATTATTAAAACAAATACATAAAAAAGATAATACAAAACTGGATGTGAGTTGAAAATATTTTCCTTTTCCATCCAATATATTGGTATTAGTAGCAAGGCATAGTTTATACAGCTATATGAAACTATATCAATAATAACTTTTGAAGTTTCAATGTCTGAGCTAGGATAAAATATCTTGTAAATCTTCATACTTATGAAGCCTGGCATGATGAATATAACAAATAATATAAGCTTTCCTTTTTCAAGCAGTTCCATAATATCAACCATATTTAGAATCTAGAGAGTTTATAAAGCTTTCCTTAAATATGAAGCTTCACATGCGATTTTTGTATTTTTAACACATTTAAACATTTGCGGCTTTATGCATAAAAAAGAGGTTGCAGTTTTCAGTCTCAGTTTGATTTCTTATGTGAAATTTTTGCGACACTTATTTAATCAATAACAAAAAGCCACCCTAATAGCACGCTTAAGTTTCTGATTTATATAATAAAATTTTGTCGCCCTGCTGGGTCTGAACCAACTACCAAGCGATTATGAGTAAAACTCTAACAGAATACCAGCAAAATCGCTTTCGCAAATTTGCTGGTGCAAATTAATAAATTTTAAATAATTTATTGATTTGATTGTGAATTTATTACTGGTTCATTGATTTTTGATAAGGGAAGTGAGAGTCGCGCTGATTTTATTATGAGTTATTTGAAAAATAAATAGACACATTATCTGCCGACATGCTAAAAAATTATTTACTTTAAATTTGGCTGTGATTAAGGAGGCTATATGGTTAAAAAATTTAGTAACCAGATTGACCAACTCAAAAAGAACCTTGAAGCAGTTTCAGGAACACAATCAATACCTTTTAGCGAACTTTTTAATAAGCAGTTTTTGGCTGAGTGCTCTTCATTCACTTCTCTTGAAGATATGTTTGATAAATCAGGATTTAGGGTTGAAACAAAGGAGGATTTTGCCGCCATACCTGATCAGGCATGGGAAGACTTCATAATGCAAAACACTTCTTATAGTAGCTGGAGGGAAATGCAGGTTGATGCAGGCAGAAAGCACATAAAAAAAATGCTTAATAAAGATATGTAATCTTCTGATGATGGCCCTCAGTTTTATAAAGCACCGCCATCCCACTGCTCTTTAGCTTTAGTTGGGGGGACGAAAAGGGGACAGTTCTTCTTTAGATACAAGAAAGCCGCTTTAACTAAGCGGCTTAACTGCATGATTTACATCACTAAATTTGGTGGCCCCTGCTGGGTTTGAACCAGCGACCAAGCGATTATGAGTCCCATTTTGAAGCGAGTAAAATCAGTAACTTACTGATTTTAATGTTTTCTTTAGGCTGAATAGTGATGAAAAGTGGCACATAGCGTTACGCTCTGCTGCCACTTTGCTGCCACTTGATGATGTAAAAATATTTGCTAGGCTACAAAGGGGTCATTAAGTAGAGTTAAGTCATTAAATTTTTCTTAATATCACTATCTTGGTATACCCACTCTATAATGTTTTGTGGTCGATGAAAATCAAAAATAATACGCGTAAGCATACCAGTGCCTAAGTAGACTTCTTGGTTGTTTTTCCTAGTAAATACACCTTTACCTTTGTAGGTAAAAATATCACCAGAATGTTCTAGTTTCTTATCAATTTTTTTAAACTCAAAAACATCTGGGTAAATTAAATTTCCTCGTTCAATGAATTTATTATGATCAAGACACAGTACAATAGTAAGTTTACTGTCTATGATGTCCATGAGAAGATCATCTGGTAAGTCTAAATTCAAGAGCGGTCTAGAAAAGATAAAGCTGAAGCTATCATTTATATTGTAGGTTGTACCATTAAATTCCGTACCATCCAGCCATGCGTTGAATGCGACGAAACCCAAATTGTAATCACGATACATACCTACATAAAGACACTCATCAATTACATGAATATCCCATGTTTTTCCTTTTCTAATTTTATCCCAAGATTCAACTAGTAGTGATGAAAAGAACTTTGGGATATAGTCATTATCATGTATATGTACTGTTTTTTTTGTGTAATGGTCATAACCTTCACCGGTGTTGATAGTGTTAGCCACGTCGCTCATATGGATTAATTGTTTCTTTACACGTTTATAATGTCTTTTGTCATTGTTATTGAAGTCTTTAGTAAATTGCTCATCAAAAACTTCACATCCAGTTGCAAGTGAAAAACTTGCAGCTTCGCTAAATAATAAATTTTTCTTCCCTGATTTAAGTTCAATGATTCTATATCCTTTGCCATATTCAAATTCTAAAATATCTCCGGTGTGAATAAATGTTGTAAGGTCACAAGCTATAGCAATTTTTGAAGGATCTTGATTGAGCTCATTTACTACAGGCAACGTATCTTCAATAACTTTAATTGATAGGTTATTCAAGTTGTCTTCTAGAGGTAACCTTCTTATAGTCGAATGCTCGTTATTTAAAATTATCCAAGCAATTGAATCAATAAACCGCCTTAGTATCCTGATTTCATTTTTTATTCGCAATTGCTTTGATAATGTTATTTTTTTAGAGTCATAATCTTTATTGTTGTGGAATTTTATTTTTTCTTTATCTAGATTTTCAATTGTAATCAGTTTATCTTTGATTGTTTCAGCTATCTTTATCTGTGCTTTTTTCCATCCTTCATGTACAGCGATAATGAAGCTATGAGTGATGTCATCACTTTCTATTGGTTCTTTTTTTAAGCCATGGTTTCTTATCAAGCCAAACAGCTCTTTTACTAATGTTAAAAATTCAGGACTTTGATATTTCCATAAGGGGATGAAACGTTGATATTTTTTATCTAAATCTTTTTTATCATTTTCCATAAAAACCTCAAAGATAGATGGGGTGAATCATATGCCATTCAATGGGTTGAGTAATAAAGCCTCATTAAGGTGATCTGGAGCGAAATGCGCATATCGCATAGTGACTTTAATATCCGTATGTCCCAGAATCCGCTGAAGAATAAGAATGTTGCCACCGTTCATCATAAAGTGAGAGGCGAAAGTGTGCCGCAAGACGTGCGTTAGCTGTCCAGCCGGAGTCTCAATACCGGCACGCTGCATCGCTTTTCTAAAAGCTGAATAGCATGGTTTAAAGAGTAACTGCGCTTTCCTGCTGGATGGCAGATCAGCCTGTAATTTTTCAGTTATCGGCACCGCTCGGTTTTTCTTGCCTTTGGTTTTCACATAGATGATTTGCCCAGCGCGAATCTGGTTTCCTTTCAAACTCTCCGCTTCACTCCAACGCGCTCCAGTTGCCAAACAGATTTTAACGACTGTGGTTAAATCCTTTGAACGGCTGTTTTCACACTCGGCGAGTAACATGCGGATCTCTTCAATAGTGAGATACGCCATCTCCGATTCACTGATTTTGAACTCGCGCACGTTTTCTAACGGATTTGGGGCGGTCCATTCATCCAACCGGCGCAGTTCATTAAACATCGCCCTAAAATATGCCAGCTCTAAATTAACAGTGCGCGGCGTTACCGTCTTCACTCGGCTGGAGCGGGTGATCTTCCCGCTTAACCGCTGCTCGCGATAAGACGCAAAAATTTTTGCATTAAACTCGGTTGCGAGCGGGTTTCCCATCGCCTCGCAGGCGAACGCCATTGTGGTTCGCCGCTTCTCACCATCCGCCAACGTAATGCCATGCGTGTTGAACCACAATTCAACCAGCTCAATTACCCGCCGCTTATCTGCTTTCTCTCCCAGCCAGGGCTTATCTTGAGCCTGCTCTTTTACGAACTTCTCATAGGATTGTGCTTCACCCTTCGTCGCAAACTGGCGGCGAATCCTTTTGCCGTCACGGCCATTTGGGAAAACTTGTGCCTGCCATTTCCCGTTGGGTAATTTGTTTATCGCCATGCTTTGCCTTTAAAGGTACTCAGTGCGGGCAATGACTTTGCCCAAAACCTTGATGTCTTCTGCCTTGCATTCAAATGAGGCTTTGCCATTCTCAACGCGGATGCGCCCGCCGGGAAAACGGTACAGCTCTTTAATGCTAATGAGCTTATCTATCTCGATGAGCCAAAGCCCGTCGGTGATTTCTGCGGCGGTCATATCTACCAGGTAATTCTGTTTCTCGAAATGTACTAACAATGGGGCTTTAACATCACTTGGTAAGAGCTGAGCGTCATATTCAACCCAATCAGATGATGAAAAATTCCCATTTGTGATTTTTCTGAGTTCGATTTTGGTTGATAGCTGATCTTGATTTGTGATGTTCGAATCACCGCGTCCATATGTCAGCCACTCAAGGGAAGTACCCGTTTCCATTGAGCAAATCAATACCCAATCAGCGGGGAAATTCCCACGCATTATGCGGTTAGCCATGGTGCTCTGTGACACATTTAAGTGGCGGCAAAGCGCCTGGCGCGATGAGAAACCGTATGCCTGAACGATGCGCTCAATGGGTTCTTTACCACCCTCTGGTAAAGTAGGCGCTTTACGACTCGTAAAATCTTTCGTTGACCTTTCCAATTTGTGATCCTAATATTCACTCGTCGTATGGCGACGTGTTTAATAGTGATAAATAGAGTTGGCTAAAACTCAACAGAGGATAGTGCATCATGACCCGTAAACTTTCAATGCGCCCATCAATCAATCTTGTTATCTCCGAACCGTACATTACGGTTGAAGAGTTCTGCCGTCGCACTGGTTACAAGGAGGGCACCGTGCGCCAAATGTACCGCGAGAACCGTCTGCCCATCAGGAAGAAAGAGGGCGTTAACGGTCTCATCGAGGTCAACATGGTTGCATTGACGATTGAAGCGGCCGCTGGCTGTGAAATCACAATGCAGGCTTGATGCATCCATATTGGGATAGCAGTAGGGATTTATCATGTTTGATTTTCGTGTCTCCACACATAGCCATTTTGATGATGCGTGCCGGACGTTTGCACTGACGCACAACATCATTCAGCTGGCTAACAAAGCCGGGCTGAATCCTCAGACCATCCGTAACAAACTCAATCCGGAACAGGTTCACCAGTTAACCGTTCGTGAAATGCTACTGCTTACCGATCTGACGGAAGACGCCACGCTGATTGACGGCGCACTGGCGCAGTTGCATTGCCTGCCATGCGTACCTGTTAACGAAATGGCGCAGGAGAATCTACCTGCTTATGTACTGAAAGCCACTGCCGAAGTAGGGCAGTTAGCTGCGGGCGTAGTGAGCCAGGAGCAATTAACAGCATCCTGCCGCCGGGGTCTGGTTCAGAACGTACACGCAGGGATCCGCTGTCTGACTCTGGCAGCGCTGGCGGTTCAGGCACGCGTTCATTCTAACCCTGCACTTTCGGGTACTGCTGATGTGTTAAGTGGTATCGGTGCATCAATCGGGATGGTGTGAGGTAGTTATGATCAAAGTATTGACCTACCAATTTAATTTACAGGGTAAGCGCTTAGAGGTTAAAGATTCGGATGTTGCGTTGTGCTTTCCATCCATTTCAGGTGATGGCAGTTATTTCTTTACTCTAAAAGATGGTACAAGGTTTCGCGGTGAAGAAGTCAAAGAAGTGATACGTAATAAAGTATTACCTCTTACATATACTTAATTGTTGTATTTATTAACCCATTTTTGAATAGCGTTCATGAAAATGTGCTGGGTGTCAGAGCCGGGCGGAAGTTTGTTTAACTCACTGCGAACGGCAGAATAGAAGAGAGAGTGGTCATGTTTTTTATTAGTGAAGTAAGCGTTAAGAAGTCCTGAAATAACCAGGTTTTGAATTTTAACTTCGGAGCGGAGTTGCTGAAGGTCTTTCTCCAGGAGTTCGAAGCGTTCTATTTCTTTCTCATTCAGCATTTGCGCCTCATGTCGTAACAGATAATGGAGTGAGGATTATGCAGGTTTTTGTAAGATTTTTGAAACAACAGTCACCACTACAGCAGTTACAAGATTTAGGGCATGGCTGGATTGAAACTAAAACAGGCCAGCGCTGGCATCCGGCAATATCACAGGCCGAATTGCTGGCAGGATTAACCGGTAAGAGGAAAAAATCATGGGTTACAAGACTGAGAGTATCACTGTTCAGATGAACGCAGGGCAACGTGCCAGTGCCCTTAATCATATCTCAGCACTTCGCACAATGATGTACGGCGACTGCAGTCATGAACTCAAACGCTTTATCGAAGACATGCGCAACAAGCGCGATCATCAGGCTGAACAGAATGGCCGCGCACTGAGCGCGATTTTCTTCCTGGCAAATATCAGCAAAGAACGTCACGGCGTTGATTTCAGTGAACTGACGAGTGACGAAAAAACGGCGCTGATTAGCGCAATGAATCACTTAAAAGCAGTCGTGAGTTTATTTCCAAAGAATCTGACGTTACCTAATTAATTAACCCAACGAAATTAATTGGCGTAAACCCGCCGGGCATTCTTTTGCCCAAATTCAGGAGAGAGAGTAATGCGAAATATCCAGACCCGTAATTTTAAAGCCGATCAGGATGCGCTGGCCGTCCTGCTGAGTAAGGCCAAAACCGAGCAGCGTAGTGATGATGCGCTGTCCGTTTCTATCCGCCTGGCCGCACTGGCTATTCATGCGCGTAAAAATGAAATGTCCGCAGCGGAAATCATCGAGTTGCTGGACAAAGAGGCGGAACGCTTTGAAAACCAGGCGCAGGAGCTGCACTGATGGCCGATTCAATGGATCTGGTACAGCAGCGCGTGCAGGAAGAGCTGGTGCGCAATCTGGCTAACGCTACTCATCGTCCTGCGGGGGCGAGTGAATTTTTCTGCCTCACGTGCGGCGAAGAAATCCCGGAGCAGCGTCGCCGCGCACTGCCGGGCGTTTCCCTCTGCGTGACCTGCAAACAGATCAGTGAGCTGAAAAGCGTGCACTACAAAGGGGCGGCGTTATGAGCACCATCCTGAAGTGGGCTGGCAGTAAGTCCGGCCTTGCTGCCGAAGAAGGCAAGTGCGCAATCAAGATCATTCTCGTTCCGCATTTTGAGCATGTGGCTTCACTGTGACCGATATTGCCGTAAACGCCGTTGAGTTTAATGGTGACTATCACGCTGCCCTGAAAATGCAGCGTGAGAATTATGGCGTCAGAACGCCGCGTAACATGACCCTGGCTGAGCTGAAGCTGTGGAACGCTAACCCCGACGACCACAGCTGGCGCAGCCAATACCTGCATGACATGCCAGACTACCTGGCCGGGTACTTCGCTGACCGTTATCAAAAAATCCTATCAGGAAAACATGGCCGTCGGCGGGCCAATGCGTTTCTGCGCCAGACCATTGGCCAGAGCGTATTGCCACGCCTGCAGCTTGTACGCAGCCGCTAGACACCATGGCAGAGGCGCAGATGTGGGCCGTTGACGGCCCGCTGAACCCGTCGCTGGCCCGCGACATCATCGAGAGCATTCGCGCGAAGCTGCGCAGCCTGGTGAATCAGGGCTACCTCATCGGGGCGGACTGCTGGCTGGATGAAAGCGTGAATGACAAAGACACGCTGAAGGCGGGCAAGCTGACCATCGACTACGACTACACGCCGGTGCCCCCGCTGGAAAACCTGCTGCTGCGCCAGCGCATCACCGACCAGTACCTGGTCGATTTCAGCAGCCGCGTGAGCGCATAAGGAGACTGAAACATGGCATTACCCCGCAAGCTCAAGCACCTGAACGTGTTTAACGCAGGCAACAACTGGCAGGGACTGGTTGAGTCCATCACCCTGCCAAAAGTCACCCGCAAGTTTGAGAAGTACCGCGGCGGCGGCATGGCCGGTGCAGTAGACATCGACATGGGCCTGGACGACGGCGCGCTGGATACGGAGTTCACTGTAGGCGGCACCGAGGCGCTGCTGTTCAAGCAGCTGGGCACCGCCACCGTGGACGGCATACAGCTGCGCTTTACCGGCTCTATCCAGCGCGATGACACCGGCGAAGTGCAGGCGGTCGAGCTGGTCACGCGCGGCCGTTACAAAGAGCTGGATTCAGGCGAGTGGAAGACCGGCGATTCAAGCACCACCAAGGTGTCCGCGACCAACAGCTACGCCAAGCTGACCATTAACAACGAAGTGGTTTACGAGATTGACCTCGTGAACATGATCCACATCGTGGACGGCACCGACCTGATGGAAGCGCACCGTAACGCGCTCGGCCTCTGATAAACCCGGCAGGGGCAGCCCTGCCGCTCTGAAACATATAAACGGAAAATAACCATGACCGACAAAACTACCGAAAAAGCTGTTGAGCTGGACACCCCCATCCTGCGCGGCAAAAACGAAGTTACAAGCGTGACCGTGCGCAAACCGCAGGCCGGGGCGCTGCGCGGCATCCGCCTGCAGGCGCTGATGGACATGGACGTGAACGCGATGATGGCCGTGCTGCCGCGCGTCACGAACCCGGCGCTGACCGTGCAGGAAATTAACGAAATGGACCCCGCCGATCTGCTGTCCCTGTCGGTCGAGGTGATCACTTTTTTGTTGCCGAAGTCGGCGCTGTCAGCTTTCCCGACAGCCTGACGGTAGAAGATCTGGTAGCGGACATCGCTACCGTTTTTCACTGGCCGCCGCCGGTGATGTACGCGGAGTCTCTGACGGACGTGCTTGAGTGGCGGCATAAAGCGATGCAGCGTAGCGGAGCCGGTGACGATGAGTGACACAAACCTGCGGCTGCAGGTGGTATTAAGCGCGGTTGATAAAATCACGCGCCCCTTTCGCAGCGCGCGCGACGGCTCAAAGGAGCTGTCTGCCGCGCTGAAGGTCAGCAAAGACGGCCTGAAATCCCTTAACGAGCAGGCGGGCCGCATTGACGGTTTCCGCAAAACCCGCTCACAGCTTGCCGTTACCGCCAACAACCTGAAGGCCGCCCGCGAGGAAGCGGCGCGCCTTGCCGTGCAGTTTACCGAAACGAACAGGCCCACGGCGCAGCAGGCCCGGCTGCTTGAGCAGGCAAAGAACCGCGCCAGCCAGCTGCAGCAGACCTACAACGGCCTGCGCCTGTCGGTGCAGCGCCAGCGTGAGGCGCTGAACGCGGCGGGCATTGACACAAAACAGCTGAGCGAGGCGCAGCGCCGGCTTAAAACGGACGCGCAGGCGGCAACCGGGGCCATCGAGCGCCAGCAGGCAGAGCTGCGCAAGCTCGGCGATAGGCCGTTGCCTCACCCAGCCCGCCCAGGATCGCCTGCGCGCTCATGCCCTGGCGGCGAAGCATGGTCATCATGTTTCTGAAAGTCCGCCGTGGTGCCGGGCAGCTTGTCGCCCAGGCTCACTGCCAGCCTGTTGATTTTTTTCATACTCCGGCAGCACCTTAGCGCCCGGCCCCATCATTGAGGCGGCCAGCTGCGTCGCGGCGTTCTCCGAATCCGCATAGGCACGCACCGGGGCCATCAGGGTCGCGCCGGTAGCAACGCCGGTTGCCACCATGCCCGCGCCGTTACCGGCCAGCTTATTGCGCGTCTCGGTCAGCTTTTCATGCCGTGCCTGGATGTCGCGGATCTTCTGCTGGCGCTCTCGGCGTGCAGCTGCAGATGGCCCCGACCGACGCGGCGGAGTTTGCGGCAAAGCTGCAGGACGCCACGCAGACCAGCGAAAAGGACATGATGGCGCTCACCGACATCATTCAGAAGGGATTTTATGCGGGCGTGGATTCGGAAAACATGCTGCAGGGCTTTTCTAAAATCGGCAGCGCCATGGACATCATCAAAAAGAAAGGGATCGATGCGGCGAAAGAATTTGCGCCCCTGCTTGTGATGGCTGATCAGCAGGGCATGGACGGAGGCTCGGCAGGTAACGCTTACCGCAAGGTGCTGCAGGCCATGATGGACAACAAGAAAATCAAAGGGGTGAACGAAGACCTTAAGGGCACGGGGGTGAAATTTGATTTCACCAACGGCAAAGGAGAATTTGCCGGTATTAAGAAAATGTATCCGCAGCTGGATCAGCTCAAGGCGCTTAGTACCGAGAAGCGGCTGCGGACGCTCAAAGATATGTTTGGCGACGATGCGGAAACGCTGCAGGTGCTAAACAACATGATTACTAAAGGGCTTGCCGGGTACAGGGAAACCGCAGCGAAGCTCGACAACCAGGCGTCTCTGCGGGAGCGCGTTGACGCCTCGTTAAAGACGCTGTCAAACCGCTGGGATGCGGCGAGCGGCTCGTTTACTAATGCAATGGCTGCAATTGGTGAGACGGTCGCGCCAGTGCTTAAACAGGTGGCCGACTGGCTAGGAAATCTCGCTGGCGCATTAGGCTCGTTTGTAAAACAGCACCCGCAACTGACGGCGGCGCTGTTCAAGATAGCGGCGGGATTTGCCATCGTGACAGCAGGGGTAGGTGCGGCGTTGCTGGTCTTTGCGTCAACAATCGGCCCCATGCTGCTAATGCGTATGCTTATGAACAAGACGGGCCTTCAGGCGTTTAGTTCTTTTGGCCTCATGCGTAAGGCTATTGGCCTTGTCGGTAATGGCGTGCTGTGGCTGGGGCGGCTGATGATGGCGAACCCCATTCTGGCCGTGATCGGGCTGATTGCCATGGGAGCCATATATATCTGGCAGAACTGGGACACGCTGGGGCCGAAATTTGCCGCGCTGTGGGACGGCATCAGCACCAAAGTCAGCAATGTATGGACGGCGATCCGCACCTACATCAGCACCAAATGGGAGGAGATCGTGGCCGACGTGAAGGCGCTGCCCGCGCGCTTTCAGGAAGCTGGCTCGCAGATGATTGATGGCCTGCTGGCAGGCATCAGCCAGAAATGGGATGCGCTCAAAAGCAAGCTGTCCTCGCTGACTGATTACCTGCCGGACTTTCTAAAGCCCGGCAACGACAAGCCAGGCGCACCGACGCAGGCAGCACGACCACGCCCGGCGCAGGTCACGGCAGACGGGAAAGTGGCGCTGCCGCCGGGCGGCTTCCCGGCTTTTCCGAGGATGTACGACACCGGTGGGCATATTCCGTCCGGGCAGTTCGGCATCGTCGGGGAAAACGGGCCGGAAATTGTGAACGGCCCGGCCAACATAACCAGCCGCCGCCGCACTGCCGCGCTGGCCGCTTCTGCCGCGCTGGCGATGGGCTTGGCTGCAACGCCAGCGGCTGCGCGTCCGCTGCATCCGATGAGCCAGCCCGCGCAGGCGTACCGGCAGGAAGCGGCACGACCGCAACCGGTGGGCAGTGTATCGCCCGTGACCATTCATGCCCCTATCACCATCATGCAGCAGCCAGGGCAGAGCGCGCAGGACGTGGCGGACGAGGTTATGCGCAGACTTGAGGCAAAAGAGCGACAGGCGAAGGCCCGCGCCCGCAGCAGCTACCACGACAGAGAAGGATTTGAATAATGATGATGACGCTGGGGATGTTCGTTTTCATGCTGCAGACGGTCCCTTATCAGGAGCTGCAGATCCAGCGCAGCTGGCGGTTTCCGTCAAACAGCCGCGTAGGCGTGCGCTCGTCCCTCCAGTTTCTGGGGCCGGATAATGAAACGCTGACGCTTTCGGGCGTTCTGCTGCCGGAGATTACCGGCGGCAGGCTGTCACTGCTGGCGCTGGAGCAGATAGCAGAGCTGGGGCGCGCGTGGCCGCTGATTGAAGGAAGCGGCACCATTTACGGCATGTTTGTGATCGAGAGCCTGAGCCAGACCAAAGCGGAGTTTTTCAGCAGTGGCGTCTGCCGGCGCATTGAGTTCACGCTCACCCTGAAGCGCACCGACGAAACGCTGGGCGAAATGTTCGGCAGTCTGAGCGATCAGCTCTCAGCCATAAAGGGCGCGGCAACGGACGCAGCGGGTAAAGTTACCAGTATGATGGGGGGGCTGCTTTCATGAGCGCCACGCAATGGATAAACGGGCAGGCAAATTCCCCTTCTTTCAGGCTGACGCTTGAGGGCGCGGACATCACGCAGAAGATTGAGAAGCGTCTTATGAGTCTGACGCTCACAGATAACCGGGGGTTTGAGGCTGACCAGCTAGACATCGAGCTGGACGACGCAGACTGCCAGCTGCTGCTGCCTCGCCGGGGCGTCTCTCTGTCGCTGGCGCTCGGCTGGCAGGGTGAGGCGCTTTTTCCGAAAGGCACCTTTATCGTGGACGAAATTGAGCACTCTGGCACGCCTGACCGGCTGACTCTGCGCGCCCGCAGCGCCGACTTCAGGCAGACGCTCAATACTAAACGTGAAAAGTCATGGCACCAGACTACCGTGGGCGACATCGTGAAAGACATCGCAGGGCGCCACAAGCTGAAGATCGCCCTGGGTGATGATGTGGCGAAGATGGCCGTAGATCACCTTGACCAGACCAACGAATCAGACGCCAGCTTTCTGATGCGTCTGGCGAAACAGTCAGGCGCGATAGCCTCTATCAAAAACGGCAATCTGCTGTTCATACGTCAGGGGCAGGGCAAAACGGCCAGCGGTAAGGCGCTGCCGGTAATCACCATTCAACGCAAGGACGGCGACAGCCACCGCTTTACCATGGCTGACCGCGACGCCTACACCGGAGTGATTGCCAGCTGGCTGCATACCCGCGAACCGACAAAAAAACCGGTGACGAAAGTAAAGCGCAGGCGGAAAAAGACGACAAAGAAAAAAGAGCCAGAAGCCAAACAGGGCGATTACCTGATCGGAACGGATGAAAACGTCCTGGTGCTGAGCCGTACCTATGCAAACCGGGCCAATGCAGAGCGCGCGGCCAAAATGCGTTGGGAGCGCCTGCAGCGCGGGGTTGCGTCATTTTCTATACAGCTGGCTCGCGGCCGGGCCGATCTCTATACGGAAATGCCGGTAAAGGTGAACGGCTTCAAGCAGCAGATAGACGCGGGCGAATGGATTGTAACGACGCTTACGCACAGCCTCAGCGCGGACAGTGGCTATACAACAAGCATGGATCTTGAGGTAAAAATCGACTCATTAGAAATGGAATGAGAAGTATCCCAATTGGGGTTTTTTGTGTATTATCCACCCAAAATGAGATTCGAGGGCTGGGTTATGATGAATTGTCCATTGTGTGGGAATGCGGCCCATACGCGTAGTAGCTTTCAAGTTTCTAAGACAACGAAGGAGCGCTATAACCAGTGCCAAAACATCAATTGTGGTTGCACCTTCAAGTCCCATGAAACAGTGGCAGAAATTATAATGAATCCGGGCAAGGTCAAGCCTGCCCCTCCGCATCCTGACAGAACACTCCAGGGCGCGCTCTGGTTATAAATAAGAACCCGCTAATGCGGGTTTATTTTTGGATCAGAGACTTTATATACACTTCAGACTCATTCATATTCATTGGCGCTAACTTCTTGCATTCAGCGCCGCCTCCATTCATTACCACTTCCTGATCCTGAGAAGAGTTTAAAACTACAACTTTCTTAATCAGGGAAGGTTGCCAGCTTTTCCCAACATATTGCGTATCGCATATCCCGCGAAAAAATGAGGTGGCAATTTCTTCATTAACGGTAGGTTTTGTGATGGTCATTGAAAGCACACCATTCTCCAGGGAGGACGAAGAGTGTTGATAGGCGTTAATCACTTCTTGTACTGGCTTCGGCACCTCTTCAGCCAAGGCGCTGAGGGAAGCGAACAGGGTAAGCGCTAAAGCGGTTTTTTTCAT